ACCCAGATGGCACTTACCATGCCATCTGAGAATTGGAGTACCATTACAGATTTAAGTATTTCGTCATATGAAGATTGGGGACAGATTTCAAGTGGTATTGGAGGAGCATTACAATTAGGACCTTTGCGTAGACAAGTAGATAGATTAAAATTTGCAAAGCAAGCCGGATTTAGTACACTAAAAACAGACTTGGGTAGTAATGCTTATACGATTGAGTTTTTTAAAGATGAACAGATTTCCAGATATATTACAAATCAGAACGAAAAAACGAGATATGTTATGAATAGTCATATAACTATTGTATAAATATTATAAATATAAGAAATTAAACAAGAGGATTTGAGTTATGCCAGCAATATAACGCAGATAATTTTATTAGTTCGTTTTCAACTAATAAAATGTATCTAATGATTGGAAAGGCTGATAGTTGGTCTGGCGCAAGTTTAGGTCAATATTCTGAAGCTTCTCCTTCTGATACAGCAATTCCGACACCTTTAGATACAACAGTAGCACCCTATATTCATCATAATGATATGATAGCTGCTAAACTTATTAATACCTCTGATGTATCTCATGTTGTTAAGAGAACTGATTGGACTTCAGGCACAGTATATACAGAATACGATCATAACCAAGATGACCAGATTGACCAGACATTTTTTGTAATGACAGATCAGTATAATGTTTATAAGTGTATTAGTAATTATGGTGGAATTGCTTCAACAGTTAAACCAACTGGACAATCTGCATCAATTATCGAAACATCAGATAACTATCGTTGGAAATTTATGTATGAAGTCCAGCAAGCAGATGTGTTGAAATATGTAACTACAGATTGGATTCCAATTAAGTATTTAACATCAAATGATGGTACAGCACAATGGACTGTACAACAAGCAGCTGTTGATGGAGCATTAGAACATATAGATGTAACAGCTGGTGGAACTGGATATACAAATACTCATACAGGTACATCACAGGGAGGTTCAGCAACTACAATTACTCTTGCAGCTACAGCATCTGTTACAGATGATGTCTATAATGGTATGACAGTTTATATTTCTTCTGGAACAGGAAGTGGACAGATAAAAGTTATTACTGACTATGTTGGTTCTACAAAAGTAGTAACTGTTTCTACATGGACAACTAATCCAGATACTACAAGTGTTTATGAAGTAATGCCAGCAATAACAATTAGTCATGGATCAGAAACTCCAGTACCACTTCCTCTTGCTACAGCAAGATGTTCTAGTGTAGTTGGTGGTATTATTAAGAAAATTGCTATGACAGCAGTTGGTGCTGGTTATCGTTCCGGCACGGCAGTCCTTACTGGTGGTGGTGGAACCGGTGCAACTCTTGAACCACGAATTGGACCCAAGAATGGACACGGCAAAAATCCAAAGACAGAACTTGGTGGAGCATACGTTATGATGAATGTTCGTTTAGTTGGAACAGAGGGTGGTGACTTCACAGTAGGAGATGATTTTAGAAAAGTAATTTTGATTGCAAACCCAAATGTAGCGGGAGCAGCCGCAACAGCAAGTACATACTCTGGTGTTGAAATGGATGATGATAGTGGAGAACAAATCTATATAGAGTTTCGAGCTCCAATCAATCGTGCAAGTAGTTGAATTTTAATAAAGGTAATAATACATGACGACCAATATAAATTTAAATCTTAATCAGAGTCCCTACTTTGATGACTATGATGAATCAAAAGATTTTCATCAAGTCCTCTATAAACCTGCTGTAGCTGTACAGGCAAGAGAGCTTACTCAAGAACAAACAATAATAAGAAACCAACTCAAACGATTTGGCGATCATATATTTGCAAATGGTAGTCGAGTATCTGGTGGTGAGTTACACGTTGATACAGATTATAACTATGTAAAGTTGCAAGCTAATTATAATGGTGTTGCAATTACTGTTGCTGACTTTGTTGGTAAAACAATTATTGGTAGTCAATCTGGAACGATAGCAAGAGTTGTTAATACTTCTGCTGTTGATGCAATAACTGGTAATCCAGATACTATATGGGTTAAGTATCTTACGGGTGGTGGACTTACACAAAATGTTCAAGGTATTGCTGTAACTAATGCGGGAACAGGATATACTACTACACCTACAGTTACTCTTACAGGTGGTGGTGGCACATTGGCAACAGCTGTTGCCATAGTTGGTAATAATGGAACTTCTGGTGCTCAAACAATTATCGGTATTAATGTAACAAATAAAGGATCTGGGTATACATCTACACCAAGTATTTCAATTACTGGTGGTGGTGGTTCTTCTGCAACTGCAACAGCTACTCTTAATACTTCAGCAGTATTTAATTCTGGTGAAAGACTAGTAGCATCAGATCAGGCAGTTGCTTGTCTAGCTGCATCTTCTTCTGCAACAGGTAAGGGTTCAGCAGTTTCTAATGATGCAGGTTATTATTATTTTAATGGTAACTTTATACGAGCAGGTGTTTCAACAGTTATTTTAGATAACTATACAAACACACCAACATATAAAATTGGGTTTCAAGTTGAAGCAATTACAGTTGCTTCTGGAGATGATACTACACTTTTAGATAATGCACAGGGAGCATACAACTATGCAGCTCCGGGTGCTGACAGATTAAAATATACTCTTACTCTTATTAAGAAAACTACAACGTCTACGGATGATACAGATTTTATAGAGATGATTCGTTTGGTAAATGGTGTTCGACACGTTGATGTTGAATATCCAATTTACTCTGTATTGGAAGAAACCTTTGCTCGAAGAACATATGATGAGTCCGGTGATTATACAGTAAGACATTTTCCACTTCAATTAAAAGACCATACAGGTGATCCAGTTGATACAACAAAATTTACTGCACGATTAGATCCGGGTAAAGCATATGTTCAGGGTCATGAATTTAGAACTTTAATTTCAAGTGATGTTCATGTAGACCGTGCAAGAGATTATGATAGTGTAAATAATTTTGATCGGTTACTACAATATGGTAATTATACCAAAATTGATAACTTGTTAGGAATGTATGATTTTACTACAGGCACGGCAGTTGATATTCATAATGCAGCTCCTGTTTTAACAACTCCAGTTACATACGCAAATACTAAAATTGGTACAGCAAGAGTTCGTACTATAACACCAATTGACAGACCTACGTTAGGCATACCAGCTACTTGGAGATATCAAATATTTTTATATGATATTCAGATGACAGGTGGTAATGCATTTGCTGATGCAGAAAGATTTACTATCCCTGTTGATGCAAATACAACTCCAGTAGTTATAACTACAGAATCAAGAGTAACTGATATAGGTAAAGTTGGTAGTGTTACAGGTGGTGATGCAAAATTATTTGAAACAGATTTTAATTCAATGGTATTCAAATTACCACAGAATACGATTAAAACAATTCGTGATGATTCAGGTAACATTGATACAAGTTATACTAAACAAAAAATTTTTGGTACAGTAACTATTAGTGCAGGTACTTGTACATTAACATCAAGTGGTGCTAATGAAACATTCTATGGAACGGGTGTACTTAGTTCAACAGTAAAAGATACTTATTATCATGCACAAGAGTCGGGTGGTGTGAATGTAAATCTTAGTGCAACCTCTCCTGCCCCAGCAACAGTAACAGTTGCAGCCAATGGACAGTCAGTAACTATTTTTACTGGTGATAATTCTTTAAATACGACATTTAATTTTTGGGTAACTATGAATGTTGATACGAAACAAGAAAGAATTAAAACTCTTGTTTTGAATAAAACATTAGCAATTGCATCACCAAGTGGTACAGCATTAGGATATACTTCTCTTGCTTTAGCTGATGCAACTTTGATTAAAGCTGTTTATGATTCTGGTAGTGGTAGTACAGATGCAGTAGCACCGACATTAACTGTAACAGGTGCAACTGGGACTTTTATTGCTGGTGAAACAATTACAGGTGGAACATCTAGTGCAACAGGAACTGTTATTGCACATAGTCCATTAACAACAATTACATTTGTTGTTACTTCAGGAACATTTGCAGGAACAGAAACTATTACTGGAAGTGCAAACTCATATACTGCAACCATGGCTGGTCTTGCAGTTGGAGATACAGATATTAAAGCTAGTTATACTTTGGATACTGGTCAACGAGATAATTTTTACGATCATGGCAGAATCCAATTAACAGGAACTGCACCTACTGGTAGAGTTTTAGTTATTTTTTGTTACTTTACACACAGTGGTTCTGGTTATCTTTCTACTGATTCATATACTGCGGCAACTGGTTATGATAATATTCCAACATTTACGAGTCCTACAACTGGTAATATAGTTGAACTTAGGGATTGTATTGACTTTAGACCACGGCGAGATGATGGTGCTACTACTTTATCAGGTATAGAACTTCCATATCCAAATCTTAACTGGCAAGCAGATTATAGTTTTTATCAACCAAGAATAGATATGGTTTATCTAAGTAAAAATAAACAATTTGGTGTACACAAAGGTGTATCATCTGATAACCCAGTACCTCCATATAAATTAGATAACACAATGAGTTTATGGGAACTTAGAATTCCTGCATACACATTTAAATCAACAGATGTTATTGCAAAGTATATTGAGAATAAACGATATACTATGAAAGATATTGGTAAGTTAGAAAAACGACTCAATCATGTTGAGTATTATACGGCTCTTACTTTACTTGAAAAAGATGCAGAAGCATTAGTCATTAAAGACGGATCCGGTCTTGATAGATTTAAGAACGGAATATTAGTTGATGACTTTGCCGGACATAGTATAGGCGATGTTCGTAGTGCAGATTATAAGTGTGCTATTGATTATCAAAGCCGTGAATTAAGACCTTCGTTTCTTTCTAACATGGCAGACCTCACATATCTATCTGGTTCATCTACGGGTGTTCAGAAAACTGGTGACTTAATTACATTACCATATACTACGACAGCTCTTGTTACTCAAACACAGGCAACATCATTTACGAGTGTTAATCCATTTGATGTTCAACATTGGATGGGTGTATTAAATTTAAGTCCTTCAAGTGATATATGGGTAGCAAAAAATAATAGACCAGATGTTATTGTTAATGCAACAGGTGAAAATGATGCATGGGAAATGTTAGCTGGACTTGGATGGGGAAGTCAATGGAATGATTGGCAAGATATTGGTACTGGAAGAAATGAAAGAGTAGTTGCTAGAGGTGAGGCTGGATGGCAAGGTCGAGCATTGGTACAACGACAAACATTTGCTATAGATCAACTTCAATCACGAACAGGAATAAGAACTGAAATTGTTGGTTCTGATACAGTTAATCAAAGTCTTGGAGAACGAGTTATTGATCTTTCTGTACTTCCATTTATTCGTGCGCAAACGATTACTGTTACAGCAACAGGATTAAAACCAAATACAAGAGTTTATCCTTTCTTTGATAAAACAGACATAGCATCTTATTGTACTCCTAGTGGTGGTTCTGCTGGTGGTGCAATCTATACTGATGATAATGGTTCAGTTAGTGGATTGGTATTTAATCTACCATGTCCTGATGTTGCACAAGAACAAGTTCCTCCTCTATTAATATTCCGAACTGGTGAACGACAATTTCTATTAACAGATGATTCTAATGGTACATTGGCAACAGCTAGTACATTTGCTGAAAGAGCTTTTCATGCACAGGGATTATTACAAACAAATGAAGAACTAATTCTTTCATCAAGAATCCCAAGACTTCATGTAGGACAAATGGGAAGTGCTGATGAAGCAATAGTAACAACAAGACGATTTGATAGAAATGTTGTTATTGGATGGGCTGCACCTCCGGGTGGTGGTGATCCTCTTGCACAAACATTCTTTGTTGATCCTAGTTTATATCCAAATGGTGTATATTGTTCTGACTTAGATTTATATTTTAAATCTAAAGATGATGGTGGTGTTCCAGTTAATGTTTCTATTCGTGCGACAGAAGCTGGGTTTCCAACATTACTTGTAGCACCATTTTCTGATGTAAGTAAATTGCCGTCTGAAGTTACAACAAGTGCCGATGGTTCAGTAGCAACTAAGTTTACATTTCCATCTCCTGTTTTCTTAGCACCGGGAGAATATGCAGTTGTTATAATGTCTAATAGTAGTAAGTGGGAATCTTGGATGGCAGAACTTGGACAGAATATTGTTGGTTCTACTAGAAAAGTTTCCAAACAACCTGCAACTGGTGTATTGTTTAAATCACAGAACGCAAGTACCTGGCAACAGAATCAAAATCAAGATTTGACTTTTGTTCTAAATCGTTGTTTATATACAATAACTGGAACACATGAAGCTGTATTTAATAATTCAAATTTAGTAGATATGAAAATGGATGTTATGCAAATGACACCTCAAGAATTAAAGATTGATAATACGGCAGTGACATGGGCAGTCAAGACATCTCCTCAAGCTACTGGTATTTTAAGTTCTTCTTATCTTAATACAATTCCAAATAAAAATCATACATTTGTTAATCAACAAATAATTAATACAACACCAGGAAGTTTTGTTACGAAGGCTACTCTATCATCTACGAATGACCAAATCAGTCCTATTATTGATACGGGTCGTTTAGGTGTTATAGCAGTTGAAAATATAGTTAATAATTTAACTATAAATGAAACAGAACAACCATCAGGTGGAAGTGCATTAGCAAGATATGTTTCAAGACGAGTAAGTTTGACAGATGGTTTTGATGCATCTGATTTATCTATATACTTGACTATGAATAAACCAGCTGGAACAAATGTTTATGTTTATTACAAAGTATTATCACAGTTTGATCCAGAATTATTTGATGATCGACCATGGCAAGTAATGACACAGACAACTAATGCAAATAATGTTGCTTTGACAGAGAATGACTCTACTGAGTTTCAGTTTGACCCAGCAGGTGGTAATGTTAACTATACTACTTCGGGTGCAACATATACAACATTTAAAACTTTTGCAATTAAGATAGTAATGACAAGTACTAATACAACTAAGGTTCCAAGAATTTCTGATTACCGAGCAATCGCGATGGCATGAGTGAACATAAATTTGTTAGAGATACTTTATCTAAAGCTGTTTTAAATACTGATATTAATTCTTTAGAACAATATAAGATGGCAAGAGATAAACGAGTACAAGAACAAGACACTTTACAAAATTGTGTAACTGATATAAATACTTTGAAAGATGATATACAAGAAATAAAAAATCTTTTACTAAAGATGAGCGAGAAATAATATGGCAAAGAGAGTCCAAAGAAGAAGAGGTACAACATCAGAGCATACTACCTTTACAGGGTATGATGGTGAAACAACTGTTGATACTAGTAAAGATACCGTAGTCGTACATGATGGATCAGTTGCAGGTGGATATCCATTAGCAAGAGAGGATTTATCTAATGTCAATCTTGCAAATCTGATTGGTGTTACAGAATTAAAATGTGTAGACGGTACTGCAAATCAGGCATTAAAAACAGATGGTGCTGGTACAATTAGTTTTGGTACGATTGATATAGCAGGTTCCACGATGGGAGCTCTTGGTGGTGACATTGAAGGTACTGTTGCAAATGCTCTTATTAAAGATAATAAAGTTGGAATTACTGAATTGAATGTTTCAGATGGTACTGTTGGTCAGGCACTTATTACTGATGGTTCTGGTACTCTTTCGTTTGGTGATGTTCTTACAGACCCTGCTTTAGGTGGACATCTTTCTGGTACAACATCTGCAGCTGTAATTAATCAGGATACGATAACATCTGGAATGCTGACAACAGCATTAAAGAATTTTACAATAGATGAATTTACAGGTGTATCTGCACATGGTTCTACTAACGCATTACTAGTTTATATTGATGGTATTGTTCAACCAACAACTGCATACGCATTACCGACAGCAACATCTATTCAGTTTATTACAGCACCTCCTTTAAGTTCAATTATCCGTTGTTTACATCTTGGTTTTCAATCTACGGTTGGTGTGCCTTCAGATGGAACAGTTACGACTGCGAAAATAGCAGCGAACGCAGTTACTTCAGCAAAAATTTTAGATGGAACTATAGCAACTGCTGATATAGCTGACGATGCAATTACAGATGCTAAGATATTTGCACAGACGATTACTGAAGCATCTATCTTACCGAATACAATTACAAATATTTCAATTGCAAATGATACAATTACAGGTACACAGATACTTGATAATTCTATTGGTGGTGATAAGATTCAATTAACTGGTAATGTAACAAATGACCTTATGTATTATAATGGTACAGATTGGGCTCGAACTGCTGGATGGAATTATGATATATCCTTTCTTGCTGGTTATGATAGTTCTACTGTTAAGTCTGATGTTGTAGTACAAATATATGCTGAAATGGTAATGGCACGAACTGGTGTTTTTGAAGGAGAGGTTGGGTACATAGATACTGTCTGTACTGGTTCAACTCTTATATGTGATATTGAAAAAAATGGAACATCAATTTATTCTACTAAACCACAATTTGCAGTAAGTACAGCTGTTATGACTGCTGGTGTAATATCAACATCAGCTTTTGCATCTGGTGATAGAGTAACTTTTAAAGTTACACAAATTGGTTCTACAGTTGCTGGACAAGGTGTACGATTTATGTTAAAGTGTAAGGCATAATATATATGGCATTTATTAGTCAAGGTAGACATATTGGTACTGTTGGTTTGGCTGAACCAGAAACCGTTGGTGGGACAGAAACTACTTATGGTAGTTTCAAAATTCATACATTTTTAAATTCAGGTACATTTACATATTCTGGTGCTTCTTCAAACATAACTGGAAATGTTTTATCAGTTGCTGGTGGTGGAGGTGGAGCTGGAAATCAAGGTGGAGGTGGAGCTGGAGGTTTAATAACTGGAAATTTAACTATTGCACCTGGTGTATATAATATTGTTGTTGGTGCTGGTGGTTCTCAAACAACAGCTGGTTTTGATAGTCAAACTAATATAACAGGTGAAACTGTTGCTGTTGGTGGTGGTTATAATAATGGAGTTGGAGGTTCAGGAGCAGGTGGTGGAACTAGTGGACAAGGTGGAGGAGCAGGTACAGCAGGTCAAGGAAATAATGGTGGAGCAGGAGCAAATAGTGGTGGAGCAACTGGTGGTGGTGGCGGAGGTGGAGCCGCAGCTGCTGGTGCAGGAGCTCCAGCATTTGGTGGTTGTCCGGGTTGTGGTGGAAGTACTGGTGGTGGTTCTGGTGTAGGTGGTGCCGGTGCATCAAATAGTTTAAGAACAAACTCTGCTGTCTTTTATGCAGGTGGTGGAGGAGGAGGAGGTGGAAACACATCAGGAAATACTGGAGAATCAGCAGGCGGCGTCGGTGGTGGTGGTAATCCTGGTGCGTCACCAGGTGTCGCAGATGGTACTGTAAACACAGGTGGAGGTGGTCATGGTTCAGGAAGTGGATCGAATCCGGGAACAGGTGGAAGAGGTATAGTTGTTATAC